TGTTCTAATTTGAACTTTAACAGGTATAGTAGATGATTTAGAAGCAAAGAAACAATCAACACTAGTTACAAAAATACCTTCTGGATCATCTATTAAGAAAGATTGAGCTAATGGATCTGGATTATCTGCTATTTGTCTAACTGATCTTCCTGTAACTCTACTTGTTCGTCTTGTATCTGATACGTTTGTTCTAACAACTCTTATTTCTCTTGTTGATTGAACAACGTCTCTAACAGTTTCTTGTAAACCTCTAGCAACATAATCTGCTTCGGCAGATGTTGCCGTACTTGAAGATGATAAATCAGCATTTGTAGATGAACTTGTTAATCTGAATACTCTTGTACCTGTTCTCCATCTAGGATTTGAATTATTTGTAGGATCAGGTATAGCAAAAGTACCTGATACAGCACCATTTGTATCTGTAACTATATTACCACCTAATGATCCCCCACTAGGAGTTATATAGCTTGAAGCGTCTATATTATCAAAGTAAGCATAAACTCTTGTATTTGGTCTTAAACCTTGAGCAGTAAAACTTATATCTCTACTTCTAATAAACGGTACAAAGTTAACAGCAACAACTCTATCACCTAAACTTTGTCTTTGAGTTTGAGGTACTATTGTTGATCTAATTCCTCTTCTAGTTTGTACTACATCACTTGTAGTTGTTGTAGTTATTCTTCTACCTTGACGTTGTACAGATGTTCTAGGATTACCTGTCCATTGATCTTGCCATTCATTCCATTCTGTACCGAAAGGTATTGATGTTATGTTTGAATTATTTAAACCTAATTCTCTTGCCAAGTTATCAAAAGTACCATTCTGATTAATAACTAATTCAGGTGCTCTATTAGTTTCTTTCCACTCATCTAATGGTGGATCTAATTCAACACTACCTATCCAATTAAAAATCATAAATGGTTGTAAGTTTTCTGTTTTAGTTGCTAAAGGCTGATCTATGGCAGTTACCTCTGTATAAGGAACTGTAATTAAATCACCAGTTTTTTGATAACTAGCTGCTGTTCTATCAGCGGCTACTATCGCTGTACCGTCATCATCAACTTCCTCTAATTCAATAATATCTTCATTGAACATAGGTCTTGCTTCACCTCTACCTCTATCAATAGAAATTTTGTAATCATTACTACCTACATCACCAATATTATGACCAGTAAAGTTATCAACTATAAATCCGTTTTTAAATCTATCTAAACCATTTGAATCTTGTATTTGAAGTGATTGAGCACTTTGTTCTAATAAAGAAAGTTGAGTATAGTATTCAACGTTTTGTATTCTTTGTTCTAAGTTACCTATGTCTCTCATAGTGAAACGTCTATTGTCTTGTTCAGTTACAATAACGTCTCTTGTGTCTAATGTATAACTAGGTATTTCTAAAGTTGCTAAATGTAAGTGTCCGTCTAAATCACCTGGTACTAAAGGATTTAATGCTGAAGCACCTTTTAATACTTTTAATTCAGCTTCTCTAGTAATAAAAATTTTGTCTATTCTGTTTAAGTAAAACTCAAAATCTGTTGTTATATCAGTATCAAATTTTACAATATCATGTGAAGCAGAACCAGTACCATCATAACTTCTTTCAAAATCTGAACCTGAAGTATTTCCTGGAACTGTTGAAGCGTCATCTACTCTAGGTCTAAAGTCTATTGTATCTCTTAATTCAAATTTTTCACCTGATGTATCTGAAGTATAACTAGGTATAGCATCATAATCTACAACACCTGAATATGAGTCAACATCAAAGTAATCACCAGAACCGTGAGAAAAGAAATCAAAATTAACTAATAATTGTCCTGTAGGTTTTAATGCGTCTGGTTTTAATTTAATTCTACCTATATCATAAAAGTTATCTCTTTGACCTGTATCTAAATCAAATCTATTAGTTATATCTGTATGTGAACTTGTAGCAGTTGTGCCAAATGCTGGCGACATGTAAACATTATTAATTGTTTTTACGTCTGCTTTTCCTAATCCTATTATACCATTTTCTATAATAGATTGTGAAGATATATTAACTGTTGAACCTGAATTTAATGTTTTTGATTTTGAATTAGCAACTGATCTACTTACTGTTGCTAAAATTTTTACTTTATGACCAGCAAAGTTAGCACCAAAATCTAATTGTAAAGTTTTACCTGTAGGCGAACCACCTAAGTTATAGATAGCGTCACCTTCGTGGTTATTACCACTTGTATTTAATACATCACCTACAGCACCAGTACCACCTGATCCTGTTGTCATTACTGTAACTGTAATATCTTTATCCAACTGAGAAGAAAATACTTCGTTAGTACCTGCTGTAATAGTTACATCACCATTAGATGATAGAGTACCTGTAAAGTGTCTTCTTACATTAAAGTTAGTATCTGTTAAACCTGAGTTATCAGTTGTTTTTAAAGTTTTAATAGTTATGTTAGGTAATTTAAATAAAGAAATATTGTTTTCTGGATTTTGTAATTTAGCTCTTCTTCTAGTTATAGGAGAAGCAGTAGTTACATCACTACCACCTACAGCGTCATCTAATTGTAAAGAAGTATTAGATGTAATATATTTTACAGTTGCTGTTAAAGTTGTGCCTGCGTCATTAATAAATGATATTGAGTCATTAATTTTTAATTCTGAATTAAATAAAGTACCTTTACCTGATAATGTTTGACCTGAGTTACCTATTGTAACTGTACCTGTTAAATCTGTATTTGATCCGTAAGTTGAATTTAATAAAGTGTCAGCAGTATAAGTAGGCGATCCTGCCATACCAATTTGTTTAGTTTGATTAAAGTCAAAACTTGTAACACCTTTGAAACCATATCTATCTGCTTGAATTGATAAAGAAGCATTTGATGATTGACCTGTAATTACTTCACCAGCACTAAACGTACCTTTTACATTTGCTAAAACAAGTGTTGTATGTTTAATAGTTGGCGCTGAAGAAAAAGAAGTTACGTTTTGTCCTGTTGTACCATCTTCACTAAACAATTCAAAAGTATTAGTTGTAGTATTTTTTACTGTAAAAGTACCTTCAGTATAAGCAGTTGAGTCTATTTGAAAAGAACCACCTGATACATTAATTTGTTGTCCGTCTGTTAAACCGTGTGCGTTTAAAGTTACAACAGCAGTATCAAAGGCACCTGAAATATCTGTATTAGAAGCAGTTATTGAAGTTACAGCAACTGATCGTGTTGCCGTAGCAGCCATAACTGTGGCAGTTGCGCCTGAAGTAGCACCTGAAACTGTTTCGCCTGTTGTATATGAAGCAGAACCAATAGCATCAACGTGTGTAAACATTTCTACATCAAATAGATAATGTCTGTATGTATTAGAAGTAGCAAATATATCATTTGTTTCACTACCTGTTACATATTCAAAACCACGAGATTTAGCACGTCCTATTGTAGGTACATCATTACCTACTGTTGATTCTTCCGTACCTCTAGCAGTTGTTGGGTCTCTATATAAATTTACTTTTTTAAATGCTTCTACATCGCCAGATACAAATCCTATGTCAGGAGATCCATAAACGTTTGAGACATTAACAAAGTTTTTTAAATTAAATCTTGTTTTATTATTATTTTGAGTATCAAAATCTCTTGCTTTATCTACGTCAACAAATGTTGTAGTTAAAACGGATGCTTCATAACCTTTTACATATGCTTTAAATGGTGAAACACCTACAGCAAGTTTTGCTTCTGAACCACCGTTAGCAGATGTAAATATACCTCTGTTAGTACCTGAAACTAAATGTTCTCTAACATCAAAATCAGGATTAGTTAAAACATAATCACCTGATTCGTCAAACGTTCTACGAGCAAGTGTATCTTCTAATACGTTATATTCTGTTGCTCTTATTTGTGATCTAATTTCACCATTTTCAACTCTCATTACTTCAAAGAAGTTTGAGTCTTCGGTACTAGATAATGTTTTCTTAGCAAGTGTTAATAATATTTTAAATCTATGAGCACCAGGAGCATTTACGTTTGAACTACCTGTAGCATTATCATTTAAACTTGTATCGTCTGCTGGTGTTACAAATGATTCTGTAACTGTAAATCCTACTCTATAAGATGGTGTGTTTGTGTACTTATCTAATACAAGTGTTGTATCATCAACTTGTACAAAAAATCCATTAATGTAATATACACCTTGTTTAACTCCAGCGGCAGAACCAGTATGTGTTGTAGCAATTACAACTGTTGGCGAACCTGAAGCACTTGATGTAGCAGTTTCACCATCTGTAAATTCTATTGCTGTATTATTTGTACCTGTTTTATTATACTTAACAAATAATGTGTCTGGATCAGTACCGTCTGTAGCAGCAACTCCTACAATATCAGCAACAACACCAGATGAACCACCTGTTAGTGTTGTATTTAAATATGTGTCTATTGAAGCAGCTGATTTAGAAGTTAATTTTAAAGCGTAGTAAGATGTATCTAATCCAATTTGACCAGGAATAACCATTGCCCCTTGTTTGAACATATGGTCACCAAATCTCTCAATCTGGTTTTGTAATATTGATTGTGATTGTGTTAACTCTCTTGCCTGTACAGCAAACGCTGGTCTAAAAAGAACTCTATGGAATTTTTTACTTTCCGTAAAGTCATCAAAGTAAGGCGTGAGGTTAAAGTCTGTTGGACTTGGCATTTATTTCCCTCTAAAATTCAATTATCAGTTTAACATTTTCAGTTTGATCTGAAGCTCTTGTTATTGGTGCCCTATTTTCTATATACAGTACATCACCTGTGTCGGCGTCAATTTCAGAACCAGCGTATCCACTTGAAAATGAAATACTATCAACTGTTGAAGAAGCACTTGAAGGTGTTCCTGTAGCACTTGATGATTGTCCTGTAATTGTATGTGTACTAGAAAATGCTGTTAAATTTCCATTACTATCTGCGCCAGCATCATTATGTCTTGTTTGTACATAATATAAAATTTTGTTTGATGAATCCCATTCTACAACTTTACCTACAGCGCCTGAAGTGGCTTGATTTATTTCTTCATCAACTGTAAAGTTACCTGAATTACTAGCAAGTAATATTGCTTTTGTTCCTCTTAATGTTGTAGATGAAGCAGCTGATCCGCCTGATTTAATATCTCTAAGTAAAGCAACTCTTCTAAAATCTTGTCCTACAACAAAATCACCTGTGTTTGATGATTCAGTACCTTCAAAGTTTGTATTACACATTACAAAAAATCCACCTAATTCTTTTACAGCATTAAAACCGTGTCCGCCTTTTGGCTCTATAATTACATCTAATTCTGAACCACTTAAACTTGTAGCACCAGCAGATACTATATCAGCATTTCTAATATAACCGTAAGTATAACCTGTACCTGGAGTTGTAACTGTTACTGCTGTCACAGCACCACCTGATACCGTCACAGTACATTCGCCAGATGAACCATCACCTCTAATCGCAACACCTGTGTGTGATCCGTTAGTACCACCTGAACCTGCTGTTTTAATTTTTACTATGTTAACGGCACCATCTACAGCGGCAGATGATACAGTTGAATTAGTAGCAACTGCCATAAAGTCAGTTGATAAAAAGTTTTGTCTTTGAGCAGCAGATAAAGAATACATATATTTCCATTTGTATCCGTCACCAGTTGTTAATATAGAGTTTGATGTACCACTTGGTTCTACTGTTGAGTTAGCGTCACCATTGTTATCTAAACATTTATAAACATTGAAATCAGATGTTAGTACATAAAAAGTTGCGTCATATAAAGCTGTAGCACCACTGTTTGCTGATTGTGTGCTTGAAGTTGATCCTGTTACTAAATGACCATAATCATGTCTGTAATAATCGTAAACTGTGCCTGTTGTCCAGTTTCTTCTAGGTACAGCAAATGATATGTCATTACTTGTAACTTTTTTAGCAGCCATAAAGTCGTCAAAAGAATAAAACTCTTCTTGTATTGAATCGACAGGTGTAGGTGCTGAAGTATCAGAACCTTCAAATTCTGTTCTACTATCTGGTCTTGTAGAAGTACCAAATGCGTGTGGTCTTCCTATAGCTAAATAATACACATTAGCAGATGATTCTGAAAAAGACTCTTGGAACTGCTCTGAGTTGTGTATTCTAAACTTATTTGTTATTATTGCTGGCATAATTTTTTTCCTTAATACTATTTATCCTCTTTTCTTTATGGTTTTGCCTTTCTAATTTTATTCTGCTAATTTATATATACTCATAAAAGTTTGTGTTGATTCACCATCTATTCTTCCATTTGCGCTACTTTCACTTGTGTTAGTAGCAAAAGCCTCAACATAATCATCCGTATCTAAATCTACCATACAAGTTCCACCACCTATATGACCTCTACCTTGACCATCGTCTCTATTATTTGTACCAGACGGATAATGTTCTATGGTGCCATTTTTCTTTACAGTCAATAAAGTTGCCATTTGGGCATTATTACTATCAGCTGAAATACTTGCAACTACTGAAACCATATATCGACCAGCAACTCCAGGTGTAAATCTGTAATTAGAACTATCCCAAGTTCCACCTCCAACATTGTGTTTAACTACATTGAAAGGAATTTTGCTAGCTGATCCACTTGTTAAAGTTACTGCTGTTGTTTGTAAAACAACTTCAAGGTATGGAGTATTAGCTAATAAAATATTTGCTAAATCAGTAGTAGCAGTACCACCATTTGCTATTGGCAATGTGCCTGAAACTGCTGGACTAGATAAACTTATTCTTGTTAATGCCATATTAAGCTCCTATTAATTTGTAAGCACCAAAATTACAATACTTATCTCCCGATTGTATTGTTGGAGTTCCTGAGTCTACATCTAAATAACCGAAAAGCTCAACATAATCAGATGAGCCATTAAAATCTATTATAGCAGCTGTTGAAAGTGCTTCTCTAACTGTTTCACTACCACCAGGAGTTAAGTCTTGTGCTTTATAATTAGAACCATTTTTATAAATTGCTATTATAGCTCCGTTAATCGTATCATTACTTGTAGAGTACATTGTTAAATTAGCATAAACAAAATATTTTCCTGCTGTTTGTGGAGTAAAGCGATAATTTGAGGAATGGTCATAAGCACTAGAAGAATCTAAAACCTCTGTGTTTATCGTTACTTTTGTTAAAGTAGCATGAGAAACAGTTTGATTTGATCCTAGATACGCTTCAAAAGCTGGAGTGTTAGCAAGTACACCTGTTGCCATAGCACTACCTGGTGTAAATGTACCACTACCGTTAGAAGATAAAAAAGAATTTCCGCCTGCGTCTTGTATTGTATTTACTTTTAAAATACTACTCATTTATTAATATCCTCCATATCCTGAACTAGCACCTGAATCACTACCACTAACTCCGCCAGTATTTGTTGATGTAACTGAGGATCCTATTCTCATTCCCCAAAAAGTATTACCGTATTCTGTTCGCCAATCTCTAGCACTACCATGATTATGTTTAATGTAAACTTCAAAATAATCATCTACATCAACATCAACAATTGTGGTAACATTAGCTTGATGTGGAGTTGTGCCAGAACTTTCTGTAATCATATTTAAACCTTGAGCATTTGTACCTACCTCAGAACCATTTTTATATATGCTTACTCTTATATAAGCTTGGTCTGCTATATTATCAATAGCTATACCTGTGCCCATTTGATATAGTCCTGCTACTGTAGCAGTAAATCTATAATTTGAGGTAATATCAAAATTACTATTAGTATCCCAATACTTGGCATTAAATTGTGCTTTTGTAAAACTATTATTTCCTATAGATTGATAACCACCATTATTATAATCTCTATAAACACAAAAAGTAGGTGCCATATGACCTGTCATTAAGCCTTTTGCTGTTAACTGTACATTTGCTGGTATATTAATTGAACCTGCGCCTGTTGTAGTTGTAATTGTTCCGACTTGTAATGTTCCACCTGCCATATTAAACTCCGATTAATTTGTATGCTTGAAAAAAAGAATAGAAAGCATTAGTATCTCCATCTATAACAAAAGTACCACTATCTAAAGTATTTCCTCTGCCATAAACTTCAATGTAATCACTAGCTGATAAATCTAAAATAATATTAGTTCCCATAGTGCTATTATAAAAATATTTATCTCCTCCACCTTCCATATCTAAAATTTGTTCCTCTAAAGATGAGCCATTTTTATATAAAGATGCTCTACCACCAGTTAATTGTCCATTTGCATCATACAAAAGTAATTGATATGAAATAGAATATTTACCACCTTTTCCACTAGGTATTGTGTAACGTCCAGTTGAGGTGTCATAACCACTATCGGTGTCATAAACTTCTGTATTAAATACTATTTTTGTATAAGAGTTATCTGATAATGTTTGATCTGCATTTAACCTTGCAGAAAAAGATGGAGTATTTGAGATAGCACCAGTTATGGTTGCTCCTGTTGGAACTGTAACTGTATCAGTAGCAGAGCCAACTGTAAGTGTTGATCCTACTGGTTCGATTGTATTTACTGTTATTGTACTCATATTAAACTATTGTTACCGTTGAGCCCGAAGGCACTGTTATTGTTCCACTAACTGTTATAGGACCAGCCAATAAAGCATTTTCTGAACTTGATATAGAAATACTTGTTAATGTCTGATTGTTTTTATGATACCATGACGAAGCTAATTTAGCAGTCGTAATAGTAGCATCCGAAGGCGTACCTATATCTAATACGTTTCCGTAAACGATACCGTAAAAAGAATCCGTACTTTCAGGCGCACCTGTAAATGTAATTGTTGAACCAGATACAGTATAAGCACTATTGGGTTCCTGAACTACGCCAGAAATTGTAACCAACATGTTTTGCTCATTCAAAGGAATTACACTTTCGCCGCCAGATTGCATTGTAAATGCTTGAGTTGATCCGTCAAAAGACAAATCATCTAACTTTGTAAAGTTTCCTACTACTGGTTGTTTTCCTATATAAGACATCTTAATTATTTATCTCTATTTTTTTAATTAACTTTTTGGATTTGCGTCTTTAACAGCTTTGATTCTTGTTTTCCAAGCGTCAATATCTTTATAGATTTCATCCAACTGGTCACCAATATTACCGTAAGCAGCTTTTCTTGTAGCTCTTACACCATTATTAGTTTCCTCTGTATTTCCAGCAGTTTCATAACTTGCGATTTGAACATCCGTTGGTTGTGCTAAACCAGATACGTTCCAAGATTTAATGTAATCTCCTTTACCATCACTATCGTTTTGTAAAGCAAAATTTCCTTGTTCATTATCCCAAGTTTTTGAATTGGCTTCTAAATACAATTTAACTTTTGTTGATAAATTTGCCATTTTGTTTCTCCTTTTATTATCCTCTTGTAGGTAAATTTAGATTACTTAAATTTTCTTCTAAAGTTTTACCGTCAGTTGTTGTGTAATTACTAGGCAAATCTCTTAATGCCTGTCTGTAATCTTTTAAATTTTGTTGTACACCTGTGCCTCTATCAGCTGCCTTTATTATTTCCCAATCAGTCTCTTTTAATAACTCATCTCTTTTTACTCTCAAATTTGCCATTATTCTATCGTTCTTGCCGTTAGCCCAAGCAGTCTCTTCAGCGTCTCTAGCAGTTTCTTCCTGTGCTGTGTAAGCAATTTTTACACCATCTACTATTTTAAATCTAGCCATCGTAGTACCCCCATAAAGTATAAAAGTAATCTTCAAAATTTCCAGTGTTAGGAGCAATACTAATCTTATTCATTTTTAGAACATAAGTTGCCTCTAAACTAGCACTACCTCTAATTTCTCTAAAATTGTTACTACTATCAAATCTACAACCTTCCCAAGTCCAATTATTAGATTGTTTAACACTTGACTCAGTGTCAATAGGTCTTAAACGCATGATGATATTCCAACTTTCAGCGTTAGCTGTATTATTACCAGCGTCTTTTGACATTTCTACCGAAGTAGCACCATTAGAATAAATTACATCATGTGCCGTATTATTAGCATAAATGTGTTGATAACCATATTTATAGTTATTACTTGAATTATGAAAACTTGAACCACCATCTGTTGAAACAGTACAAGTCAAGTGTGCGTCATCTGTTTCAGGTTTAGCACTAAATTCTAATAAAAAAGATTTATATGTTTCAGGTAAAGTTATTTGAATAGAACCTACTCCAGTTTGAGCAGTAGCAGAAGCAGTAGCAATTTTTCTAAGGTTACCTATATCAGAGGCAGACGTAACTGTTGTACCACCTAATGTAACTGGTAGAGCATTTTCTACTCCGTTTCCTGATAAACTAATTTTACTTAATGCCATTTTTTATTCCTATATGTTTAATTTAAAAGCTCCAAATAAACTTCCAGAAGCTTGAACTGCTGGAGAAGATGTTGTTACATCAGCAAAAATTTGCATTTTAACATTATCTGAGCTTCCATTAAAATCCATAACAGCGTTAACTGTTGGACTA